CCGATGCTTTCACGGTAGGGCGATTGGTTCACCTTATGGCGTTAGAACCAAACCGAATGCAGGAGTACGACATTATCGACGTACAGAGCAAGAATACCAATATGTGGAAGGACGCTAAAGCAAAAGGCGGACAAATAATCACAAAGAAGGAATACAACGAAGCCCGCAGGATTGCAGATGCCCTATTGCGTAACGAACACGTCTTGGGGTATATTCAAGGTTGCGAATTTGAGGTTCCTACTATTGGAACGATTGAGGGGATACCCTTCCGTGCTAAGGCCGATATTTTGGGTAATAACTTTATTGCAGACCTTAAAACCACTACCGACTTGCGTGCGTTTCCTTACAGCGCAAAGAAGTACGGGTACGACCTCCAGGCGTTTATTTACACCCGGTTGTTTGGAGTGCCGATTGATAAGTTTATTTTTATTGCTGTTGACAAAGCATCGCTTGATATTGGTATCTACACCGTATCCCCAGAGTTTGTAGCGGAAGGTGAGCGCAAGGCGCAAGAGGCGATTAAACTATACAAAGAGTTTTTTATGGGAAATGACAACCCAGAGCTTGACAACTATACCATTATCGGTCAACTTTAACCTTTACAAAATGACCGACATTACTAAATGCACGGGGGAGGGGTGCGAACTAAAAGAAACGTGCTACCGCTACACCGCCCCAATGGGAACTTATCAATCAATGTTTGTTGAAGTACCTATTGAAGATAATAATTGTAATTACTATTGGAAAACCAACGAGAAATGAAACAGACAGCAGTAGATTTTTTGATGGGTAAATTATTTGACCCATCAACAATGGTAGCCGAACAAACGCAATGGTTTGAAGAAGCCAAAGCAATGGAAAAGGAGCAGATAATGCAATCTGTTAATGATGGCAAATTAATGGCATTAGGTACTATGGAAAAGAAATCACTTGAAAAATACTACAACGAAACCTTTAACACCAAATGAAAATAGACCATATCGCACACTTCTGGGCTGGGATGGCAATCCTTGCCGTTACGGGTAGCTGGCCAATTCTTATCGCAGCAGCATTCGGCAGAGAATTAAAAGGAATCTTATTGGACAAACGTACTGACTACAAGGATAGCATTTGGGACGTTGTGTACACTTTAGTTGGCGGAGTAGCTGCAATGGTAGGTAAATTATTCTTTACCTTATGAAAGCAGTATTGGAGTTCACACTCCCAGACGAGGAAACGGAGTTTATGGAAGCCGTCAACGGAGGGATGTTTAAGCACGTCCTTTGGCAGTTAGACCAAAAGCTACGAGGCAACTTAAAATACGGAGAACTTCCAGACGTTGAATACAAATGCTACGAAACGATACGGAAAGATTTGTATCGGCTACTTAATGCCAATAATTTGACAATAGAATGAAAACCCAAATCCAAGAGCTGATTGCCCTTTATCATTTGCTCGACGAAATCACTCAAATAATCGAATCGGAGAATAGCGGTTTATCAGCGGAGCAAAGGTTGGGCGAGATTGAAATCACAATAAAAAACTATTTCAAAGAATGAAAGACCAGTTTATGCGGATAGCAATGGCTCGCTTAAAGTCCATCTATCCTTTCAAACCACAACGCAGAGCAGTTGCTGCAAAGATGTGGGTTAAGTTCTTGGAACGGCAATGAAGAACCACACAAAGGTTTATCTTAAGGCAATGGGGTTGTCCGCTGTGGAATTTAGCACAATGTAACAAATGCAGCAATCTGCGTTACTTGTGTATGGAAGAAATATGGAAAGAGATAACTGGACTCAACGGGAAGTATGAGTGCAGTAACAAGGGAAGGGTTCGCAGGGTCAACAAAGACCCAAGATGCGAGAAATATAAAATGTTAAACCTTCAAAACACAAAAGATGGGTATGTCTCGGTAAACCCAACTATAAAGTTTAGAAGGAGAGTTCACCGCCTTGTTGCTGAAATTTTCATACCAAACCCAGAAAACAAGCCATTTGTAAATCACAAGAACCTAAACAAGAAGGATAACAATGTAGATAACCTGGAGTGGGTAACAGCTTCGGAGAACTCTATTCACGCTCAAAGCAATGGCAAACTTGGAAGGATGTCATACACAATAAGTAATGAAGATGGGACTGAAGTGTTTTTGTCGGCAAAAGAGTTTGTTGATGCGGTAGGCGGTAGTTACAAGGTTATTGTTAGGGACTTAAAAAAATTAGGAGAATACAAAAACTATAAAGTAATTGAAAAAACATACAAAAGTTTACATTGAGGCGATGGGATACACGGATACGGATTTTATTTTTTGCGAGGTGTGCAATCGCAGAGCCGTAGACATTCACCATATCGAACCAAGGGGGATGGGCGGCAGTAAACTTATGGATACCCCGGAGAACTTAATGGCGTTATGCCGGGAGTGCCACCACGAAGCAGACTTTGGTGTTGAACTGTCAAAAGATTTCCTAAAAGCCGTCCACCTAAAAAAGCTCAACAAATGATTCATATTATCACCCCTTGCTCACGCCCGGAAAACCTTTCAACAATTAAACAAACCATACCGGAAGATTGCAGTTGGACGGTAGTCGTTGACGAGAAAGCAACAGGCGAGTTCCCAAACGGAATAACCTACCTACGTCCAAACACAGGAGGGAACTGGGGAAATGAATTACGCAATATCGGTATGGAGTTTATATTGGCTCTAAAGGCCAAAAGAGGCGATTACATATACTTTCTCGACGATGACAACATTATCCACCCGGATTGGTACGAAGCCGTTAAAAACGAGTTTTATCCAGTTATCACCTGGGGCCAAGTATTTAAGAATGGCCACCCAAGATTACACCCGACCAAAGAACCAAGGGTAGGCACAATCGACACTGCCTCATTTATGGTACGTTGCGATGCAATTGGAGAAGCAAGATTCGGAACCGAATACGAAGCAGACGGTCTATTCGCTCAGCAGATGGCTAAGTGGAATGTAAACACGCTCGATGCCTACCTTTGTTACTATAACTACTTGAAATGAAAGTCCTTTGCCTTGGAGACCAAAACTCCGGAGTGGTGTACCACCGGATTTACAAGCCCTTCACTCTACTCAAGGAGAAAGGGCTTTTAGATTTTCAGATACTCAACTACAAACAGCCAATACCGGAAGCCGATTGGGAAGACGTTACCCACGTAATCTTTTCTCGTGCGCTTCCCTTCTCCGGTGAATCCTTTGCTAACTTCTTTGCGATTTGCAAAGCAACAGGCAAGAAGGTTATTATTGATAATGACGATTGGTGGCACTTGGCTCTTGACCACCCCAGTAAAGCAGGATACGACAAAGCCAACCTATCAGGAAGGATTGTAAACTCTATGTACTTTGCAGACGAGGTATGGACTACGCAGAAGTACCTTGCCGATAAAATCAAGAAAGTAAATAGAAACGTACATATTCTCCCAAACGGATTAGACCCCGCAGACCCGCAATGGCAGATAACTCGGCAGGAAGCAGACGAGGTGCGCTTTGGTTACGTGGCCGGTATATCACACCTTCCAGACCTTTTGCAAAATAAGATAGACCTTTCCCCCTACGAATCCTACGTTGCTGACCTTGGGGGGTACCCCGAAGCCGCAAAAGCAAGATTCGCATTAGAAACAAAATCCCCAGAGGAATACGGACAACTTTACCAAATGTTTGATGTTGCATTGGCTCCGTTATTGCCAAGTGAGTTCAATCGCTGCAAATCAAATCTTAAAATGGTAGAAGCAGGGTTCGCTGGTTGTGCGTTAATTGTAAGTGATGTAGCACCGTACTCACAACACCTAACCGATAAGAACTGCATCGCAGTAAAACATAACGGGGATTGGAATAAGGCAATTAAATACCTACACGAGAACCCAAACAAAGCCGGAGATATTGCCTTGACCCTGCACGAGGATATGACCACCAACTTCAACATTCACGATTTTAACGATATTAGATTAGAGCGTTTATGCAAATAGTACCAATTACCCAAGTGGTTCCCAATGCGAGCAACCCACGAATTATCAAAGACGATAAATTCAAAAAGCTCGTAAAGTCAATCAAGGAGTTCCCCGAAATGCTAAACCTGCGTCCTATTGTTGTGGATGCGGATATGGTGGTACTCGGGGGGAATATGCGATTGAAGGCGTGCCAAGCCGCTGGGCTTAAAGAGGTTCCGATTATTGTTGCCGACCAGTTAACACCAGAGCAACAGGCGGAGTTCATAATCAAAGACAATGTTGGATTCGGGGAATGGGACTGGGATATTTTAGCGAATGAATGGGATGCCGAGTTATTGCAGGAGTGGGGGCTCGACCTGCCAGTTGACCTCGAGGAGCCGAAGGTACTCGAAGCAACAGAGGACGAATACGAAATACCAGAAACAATTACAACCAGCATCGTACTGGGTGACCTTATCGAAATAGGGGAACACAAGTTGCTATGCGGCAGCAGTACCGAAGTTGATACGTGGGAGAAGTTAATGGATGGTAAGTTGTGTGACCTTGTAGTGACCGACCCACCATACAATATTGCTTACGTGGGTAAGACAAAAGACGCCCTAACAATCCAGAACGATAATATGGGGGATTCAGACTTTTACAAATTCCTATACGACTTTTACGTTGCGCTTGGCTCATACACCAAAGCGGGCGGGGCTTGGTACGTCTGGCACGCTTCAACAGAGACTGCCAACTTCTCAAATGCAATGCGGGATTCTGGACTGCTATTGAAGCAGTACCTTGTTTGGGTTAAGAACACAATAGTTCTCGGAAGGCAGGACTACCAATGGAAGCACGAGCTTTGCTTATACGGATGGAAGGACGGAGCAGCACACTACTTCACAAACGAAAGAAACCACGCTACTGTAATTGAGGATAAGGTAGACGTAAACAAGTTGACTAAACAGGAAATGAAAGCAATGCTCAATAATATGTTGAGCGATAAAACAAAGTCAACAATAATACACTGCGACAAACCCAGCAGGAGCGATGTTCACCCAACAATGAAACCAATCCTGCTTCTGGCCCCGTTGATTGAAAACAGTTCCAGAGAAGGAGAACTCGTCTGCGATGCGTTTCTCGGTTCGGGTTCAACAATGGTAGCAGCACACCAACTAAACCGCAAATGCTATGGTATGGAACTTGACCCGAAGTATTGCCAAGTAATTGTAGACCGAATGCACAAGCTCGACTCATCACTTGAAATCAAAATAAACGGAAAGCCGTATGGACAGGACTGAACAACATAAAAAGGCAATGCTCGATGCGTTGGAAAAATCGTTGGGGGTAGTTACCTCGGCTTGCAAGACGGTTGGCATTGGAAGAACTACGCACTACCTTTGGATGGATAGCGACCCAGAATATAAAGCAGCAGTCGACTCAATCGCAGACGTTGCTATTGACTTTGCAGAAAGCCAGTTGCATAAACAAATCAAAGAGGGTAACTCCACCGC